GGATAAACAGATGCAAAGAACGAGTCAGCAACGTGATTTGGGACGAACGCGAACTCGTCGAGAAAGAGGATGTTGAATGACATACCTCGGACAGCACTTGCAGACGTAGAAGCTGCCAGTATCTTACTGCCATTCTCTAACTCCATGGATCCTTTGTTCCAGGATATAATACCCTGTTGCATCCATTTTGGCAAGTTTTCGTATGCGGTCTGTAACCTACTAAGCAGTTCCCTTGCCGTTGCTGCTTTGTTTGCCAGAATACCAATATTTACGCTGTCATTAAAAACAGCATAATGCAAAAGATAAGACACCACAGTTGTAGACTTACCAGTCTGTCGTGGCATCTTACAGATGTTAAATCTGTTATTATGAAAATTATGAATTAGTTTCTCTTGAAAGTCATAAGGGTGAAACTGCGTCAAACCCTCATCAAGAGAAACAATTTTGATATAGTTATTAGCAAAATATACGGGATCTTCTTTACATTTGAGGAACTCAATAATCTGTTCCTCTGTAAATTCAATCTCTGTATTTGCTTTTTTTAGATTGGGATTACCAAGATATACTTCACTCATAACAAAATTCTAACTTATGGTTTTAACAATCCTTTCTTATAAGCAAATTCTCCCACATCCTTTAAGTCCTTTAATTTTTGCTTTTTAGTTCTTAAATCAAGGAGATTATCCCCTTTAACAGGATATGCAGGTGGAGCAACCATCTGCTCTTTAAACTGTTTGAAAGTTTTCATCAGCAATTCCACGCTCTGAGGGACTTGTTGATTCTGCTGTTAGGATCGTTAGCAGTCTTCTTACTAGTTAGCTTCTTTTTCATACCCTTCATTCTGGCACAGAATGACTTACGACGCTTGTTGCCAACTTTCTTAGAAGGTCTCTTCAAATCAGAACCAGGATTCTCACGCTCATAAGACTTACGACCCTTCTCATTTAATCCACCTGAAGGGTTCTTACCAGACTTTTTTGTCCAGGCAGCACCCTCCTCAAGTTCTGCTCTCCAATCATAATGTTCTTTCTTGATTTTTTCGCAGCGATTGTAGGTCTTACCAAACAGTTTTTGAGTTCCTGTTTTTTTGTATCCCTTCCAGCACTTTTTCGCTTCTTCAATCTTCTGGAGATTGGAAGGTGGAACTTGGATAGGATCTGCTTTGATTAAATCGGTGGTTTCATACTCAGTTGGAATGAAATCATCTCTCCAGTTAGAATAATCTACACTCTCATTCTTCTTTGATTTGTTACCCCAGTTCTTAGCACCAACTTTACGACACTTGACTAATGCACCAGATGCATATGCACTTGGCCAGACAGAATAGCGAGACTTGACCTTGTGATAGCAAGCGTCTTTCTTGCCTTCATCAACTAATTCACCTTGTGGTTCATAAGAATTTGCCTGAAGACCACTGGTATCTTTAGGTAATTTTGAGTCTACGTCTTTTATGCTTCTAATTGGACCTTTTGTTCCACGAGGACTACCTTTAGGAGCACCATATCTCTGCAGATCGCCTGGTCTGATCTTATCACCATCATCAGAATATCCCTCAACAACCTCACCTTCTGGTTGATATGAATTTTTCATCATAACTCCACGCATATTCATATTTTGATCTGCACCAGGCATTCCTGCATCTCTCATAGTACTTCTAAGACGATCATATTTACTCTGCAATCTATTTGAAGTGTTGATGGTGGTATTCATCAAACCAGAGGTTCCTGTCATCTTGCCAATATCTCTTGCATTCTGTTGTGTCTGTTGAAGAGATGGTTGTGTTCTATTTTGTGGATTAGATGATGGTGTAATCTTTGTTGCACCATCAAGCATTTTATCTACTTGTGGTTTGGCAAACCTTTTAAGTAAGTATGGTGCAGCAAGAGCAGCAGCAGCGCCACCAACCACTAATGGAGCAACCTCATCAAGTTTTTCAAAATCTGTTCTCCAGTTTGAATAAGATTCTTGAGTCACGTTCTTTGCCTTCCCCTTTCTGTTTGGATTTGGATCTTCTCTACGCTTTTTGCGTGCTCTCTTGTTTCTCTCTTCCTTACTCATAGCAGCACGGTCGTCTGCATCACGACAATATGGTTTGGTCTTTTGACCGGGTTGTTTCGCACAGGGTTTACCATCATATTTACCACCAGTCTGTTTCCAACCACCACCTTTGAACCAATCGCGGAGAGAATACCCTTTATCTTTAGAAGATTTGCCATCACGTTTTTCGGTGATAACACCTTCCAAACATTGGCAGGGATCAAATCCACAAACGGGACAAGTTTGTTCGTTCATTTTCTTTTTGCCTTGACAGTGTGCTTTTTGAGAAAATCCTTTTGGATTATCGCAATCAATAGACTTCTTATATTTATCTGACCACCCCTCCTCCATCGCCTGCTTACGAATGTAAGCATAATATATTTTCAGACCTTCTTCCTTACCATACTGCTTTATAAAATTCTTTTTCATATCAGAATCATCATACTTTTTCTTAAGCATGGTGTCCTTTCTCTTCTGAGCAGGACTCATCACTGCTTCACTTACACCACCGCCACCATTGCCACCACCATTTCCATTACCACCGTTTCCACCATTACCATTTCCGTTACCATTTTTCTTGGTTTCGGTTTCACCACTATCTTCCGACTTCTCCTCTTCCTTCTCCCTACGGAGATATCCACCCAGACCTACACGATATCCACCAGGGATTCGCTTACACTTTTTATCTTTATAGCAGTAGTAATACCCCTGCTTACACTTCTTCATTTATCCTTTTCTGGGTTATTACTATTTAGAAATCCTTGCTTCAGAAGTTTTTGTAGTTCTGATGTAGAACCTACAAACACTGCATTATTGGTAACACTATTAGGACCTTTTGCTCCGTCTTCTTCAAGATCCTTAAGTTTCTTTTGTAAATCTGCTAACTTGTCTGTGGTGTCTGCCACACTCTTAATAAGTTGTCCGGCAACTTCATATGCTCTAGGACTGGCACTTTCTCCTGCCAGTTCCATTATTCCATTTATTGCCTCTTGTCCTTTTTCAATTAATGAATATAAATTTGCTCTTGTATATTCGTAGTCTTTTTTGATATCGTTACTTTCTACCGGTCTCTTTATAGGAGATGGTTTTTCTGTTTCAACAATACTACTTTCCACGTTAAGTGCCTCATCAATCGCATCAAAATCAGACATAAGTATTAAATATCAGACTGCTTTGTAGGACTATACGACTTAGAATCTGTAAATGTCTCCCAAGTTTCAGTGAAACCAAAATCATCACCAGGATTAGCAGTAATTGGATCGGGCACAGCAGTGTACCTTACCTCTCTCTTCGCTGTCTGAGTGTTGGTGTCAGCATACATATCAACTTGAACCTTACGGATAAGACCTTCGGGATTCTCAGCAACAGGACCAAAGAGGTAAGTTTTTGCTGTAAATCGTAAAGTATATATTAAAGCTCTACGTGTAGAGAAGTCTCCTTCGTAATCATCCTGAAAATTGACTGAATTCAAAACAACAGGAATATCTCTTTTTTCTCCAATTGATTCAACCAAATCCACAGTAATGTTGAAAGATGGTTGAAAATAAGGAAGTATCTGCTCTACAATTTGAAGAGCATCATCATTTAATTTTGCGAAAATGCTTAGCTCAAATCCAATATTATATGGGACAGGCATGAAGACTTTCTTCATCTTATCATTGCCATCAACCGCTCTGAAAGTCTGAGTAATTCCAGACTTCCTAGTTGAGTCATATGCAATAGATGTCATCTCAAATGACATTCTAGGCATCGTGATCTGAACTGGTTTATCAAGATTTGCCTGCTGTTCTAATCTTGCCAGAAACTTTTGAGTTGGACCATACGCCAAAGGAACTTTCAATTGACTTACAACACCACCACTTGAATCTTTGTGCTTGATATTTAAATCATTAAACAAAGTGCCGAAAGATATGATAGTCTTTCTGATAATTTCGTGGTAGTAGTAAGATCCTAACATTAGTATGTTCCGAAGGGATTAGTTTCGCTGAAGTCAATCAGACTATCTGCTTGTGTCTCAAACTCATCATTGTCTCTGTATTTATCCGTCTCAGTGTTTGCCACACCAGTATTCTTAATAACATAGGCAGCACCAGATTTAGCACCAGTAAGGGTTTCTCCAGCATAGAAGTAACCAGAAGTAAGACCGACCCGAAGAATATTGGTGTCTGCATCCCATCTCTTGACTCTACCAGACATACCAGATCTAGATCCAGTGATGACCTCGTTGAACCAGTAAGTTCCAATACCAGTTGTGGCAGCAGAACCAATAGTTACGGTTGGAGCAGATCCTAAGAATCCAGCACCAGCATTGACAATTCTGATTTCACTGATAGTTCCTGCAGCAGATACAACTGCTTTAGCACTAGCAGCGATGGTTGGAGACAGAGGAGGTGCAGCAATAGAAACTGGTGGAGTTGTAGTAAATCCACTACCACCATCAGTAATTGTG